CGCTTTGGCAGCGGTCTAAAGGCTTCTGACCGAAGCAAAATCCTTCCGCGTCTGACGCGGTTCCTTGCCGCCTGCGGGCGGCCCATCCAAACATTTTTCGAAAGGAGATTGGCTCATGGCCGATCCGAATACGCTTGTCGAGCGCATTGGCGAGCTGGGCGAGTCCCTCGCCACCATCAAGGAAACCGTTGGCAACCTCGCCTCCGATTTCACCGCGAAGCTTGCTGCTTCCGGCGAGGTTTCCACCGAACTGACTGGCAAGGTCGACAAGGCGCTCAACGAGCTTGGCGAGGCCACCACGCGCCTTGGCGAGCTTGAGAAGCGCGCTGCGCGTGAGCGCGAAGACGTTGCGGCGGGTCCGCGCGACATCGGTGACATTGTTGTCGGTTCCGAGAAGTTCAAGGCAACCGACGTTTCCGGTGGCTGGCGCGGTTCGATCCGCGTGGGCATGGAGCGCGCAGACATCACTTCGGGCAACACCACTGTTGGCGCTGGTCGCTCGGCTGGTACGTCTCTGGTCCCGGGTGCCCGCGTTCCGGGTATCGTTGCCCCACCGAACCGCCAGTTCACCATCCGCGACCTGCTCGCGCCGGGCCGCACTTCGGCGTCGAGCGTCGAATTCGTCAAGGAAACCGGCTTCACCAATGCCGCCGCCCCGGTTGCGGAAGGCGCTCAAAAGCCGAAGTCGGACCTGCAATTCAATCTGTTCACCACGCCGGTGCGTACCATTGCGCATATCTTCAAGGCGTCGCGACAGATTCTCGACGACGCACTTACGGGCTGAAATTCGTTGAAGAGGGCCAGATCCTCAACGGCGACGGCGCGGGCCAGAACCTTGACGGCATCCTGAACCAGGCCACCGCATTTGCGCCGGCCTTCAGCGTCGCCAACGAGACCGGCATCGATCGTCTGCGCCTGGCGATTCTGCAGGTCATTCTGGCCGAATACCCGGCGAGCGGCTTTGTGCTGCACCCGACCGATTGGGCCAAGATCGAACTGACCAAGGACCTCGGCGGCAACTACATCGTCGGCAACGCCCAGTCGCCGATCGGTCCGACCCTGTGGGGCCTCCCGGTCGTCCAGACCCAGGCAATGGCGGCTGGTGAGTTTCTGACCGGCGCGTTCAACCTTGCTGCGCAGATTTTCGACCGCATGGACGTGGAAGTTCTTCTGTCGAGCGAGAACGTCGACGACTTCGAGAAGAACATGTTCACGATCCGTATCGAGGAGCGTCTTGCGCTGGCGGTTTACCGCCCCGAGGCGTTCGTCGCGGGCGACGTCGAGGCCAGCGGCTCGTAATTCATGGAAGGGGCGGCTTCGGCCGCCCCGTTCACATGAGGCAATCATGAAAATCAGGGCGTTGAAAACGCTGGTCGGCGAGTACGGCCGGCTGGCGAAGGGCGACATTGTCGAGATGCCAAACTGGCAGGCGAAGCCGTTGCTGGCGCTTGGATATGTCGAGGTTGCTGCGGAACTCATCAACGTTGAGGCGCCAGTTGCGCCGCGCAAGAGGGCCAAGCATGGCAAATCCAAAAACAAACAAGCGGCGGATGGCTAGCTACATCGGCGCGGACGTTGTCGACCCGGACGAATGGCCTGTTGCTCGTCCGCATCTCGTGGACGCGCCGACAGTGAGCGGTGTGGCGAAGGTCGGGGAAACTCTGACGGCAACGCCGGGAATATGGCAGGGAAGTCCGACGTTCGCGTACCAGTGGCTTGCTGACGGCGCTGCGATACCTGGCGCTACTTCTGCTTCATACGAGGCGGATGGGGGCGACGAGGGCAAGGTGCTTTCCGTTCGCGTGACGGCGACGAACGCTGGAGGCTCTGTGGTCGCGATGAGCGACGCCACCGCGGAGGTTGAGCCTGCTGGTGATGTCGAACAGGGTGATGAGCCGTAATGGCGTTGGTCGATTTCGCCCTCGTCAAAAAGCACCTCAGGGTCTTTCATGACGACGATGATGACACCATCGCGGCCTATCAGGCTGCAGCGGAGAACATCGTCGTCGAGTATCTTGACCGGGAAATAGTACCGACTGGTGGCGCGGTAGAAGGCGACGCCATAGAAGTGACGCCGGCCATTACGGCTGCGGTGTTGCTCGTGACGGGGGACCTTTACGAGGTTCGCGAGCCGGACCAGAAACAAGAAGGCGCGATGCTGCCGCGCGCCGTGCGCGCGCTACTGGCACCGTATCGCGTGTGGCGCACCCATGACCCCGACATGGTATCCTGACTGGCACGGTCAGCGCGCCGTCATCGTCGCCAGCGGCCCGAGCGCGGTAGAGCAGCCTATTGACTTAGTGCATGGCCGAGCCCGATGCGTCGCCATCAACAACAGTTGGCGGCTCGCGCCGTTCGCGGACGTGCTTTACGCCAGCGATGAAGCATGGTGGCGCGAAAACGACCATGCCGGCTTCGCTGGACTTCGTGTGAGCCGAAGTGACGTTGATGGTGTTCTGCGGGTGGCTATCCGCGACAGGGGGCGCCCGCGTCGCGATGAAATGCAGCTCGATACACCCGGTCTGATTGGGGCGGGTGGCTGCTCTGGATTTCAGGCGCTCAATCTCGTTGCTCAGTTCGGCGCGACGGACATTGCCTTGGTTGGCTTCGATGCCCGAGTCGACAATGGTGTGCATTGGCACGGCAAGCACAAGCGCACCGGCAATCCTACGCGCTGGACTGCCGCAGCTTGGGTGGCAAATCTTGATGCCGCAGCTTCGGCATTGTCCGCCCGGGGTATCCGCGTTGTGAACTGTTCGCCGGTTAGTGCGCTAACGGCATATGAGAAGACGGGGCTTGAGGAATGGCTTGGATACGAGTGACCGAACCGTGGGAATGGTCGCCTAAATATGGGGTGACCATGGTCTACAAGCCGGGCACATATAATGTGCCATCGGCATGCGCCACGCTTGCGGTAGCCGCTGGTAAAGCCGTTCGGATGCGGAAGCCCAGCCGGGATGAGGAGCCGACATGCGCCCATGTTGAAACGCGCGAAAGCGCTGAGGATGGTTGGGCAAAGGTCGAGCGCGTTGGTGAACCTGCCTTTCTGATCGAGGCCCCCGGTGGGTAGCGGCGACCTCCACGAAAAATTCACCATCCGCCGCGCAACGCTTGTTGACGACGAATGGGGTGGCCAGACAGAAACATGGGCCGACTACCTGACTTGCGCTGCGTCCATCACGTTCAGTCGCGGTGGCGAGGCTGTCATTGCGGCCCGCCTCCAAGCCCAGCAACCGGCGATCCTACGCATTCGCACCAGCGCTGCGGCACGCGACATCAAGCCCACCGACAAAGCCGTGAATGCGCGCACGGGTGAGGTGTTCAATATTCGTGAGGATCCGCGCGAGGCGCGGGATTCGCGGGGGTATCTGGAGTTTCTGATACAGGCGGGCATCCCATGAAAATTCTGAACATGGAGCGCCTCAAGCGCAAACTGGCGCGCATACCTGACAAGGTGAAGCAGCGCGCGCAGGCTGACCTCATGCTGGCCGGGCGAGAGATCAACATGCTCCAGCGGTCGCTTGCGCCATTCGAGGATGGAACGCTGCGTGCATCCATCAGGACCGAGCCGCTTACGGACGGCACTGTCGGCGTTGAGATTAAGGCCGGCGGCCCGACAACGACGAAGTCGGTGCGCAACAGCGAGAAAGGCAACGCCCCGCAGTACGACTATGCTATCGGGCAGGAACTAGGCACAAAAGACATGCCGCCGAATCCGTTTTTCTGGCCCGGCTACAAAGCCCGAAAGCGGCGCGCATTGAGCCGCGTCCGGCAAGGTTGGAAGCGATCTTTGAAAGAGGCGGCGTCCGATGGGTAGCCCCAACCTCCCGCTACAAGCCTCGTTGGTGTCGACCATCCGCGGACTCAACACGGCAGCCGGCCAGCGTGTCTACAGCGCAATCTCTGAAGGATCGCAGGCCTACCCTTACGTGCAGGTCTGGCCGGGATTTGAGAATCCGATTGACGAGGATTGTTGGGACCGCACCGAGTCGACCATGCAGGTTGATGTGTGGGCGGACACCACGACTTACATCACCACGAAATCTATTGCCGCGGCGATCCGCAATGCCCTGCATGAGCAGAGTCTGACGATCGCCGGCCACACAGTCGACCGCATCCGCGTCGAGTCCATCACTTACAGCAACGACCCGCCGCTTTACCGCGCGCGCATGTCGATCAGCATCGAAACGCAGCCGTCGTAAGCGGCTTCCCACTACATAGGCTGCCATGAGCGGCCATTTTTATGGAGGCTGCCTTGGCGGTCACGAAGCAATTGCTCATTCAATTCTCCGATGGCGCAAGCCCGGAGGTGTTCACTCACTCTTGCACCATCAATCCGTGCTGATTTACAAGCCGGATGAGCCTCGCGTCGGTGAATACATAATGACCGCATATTGGTGCCATGAGCGCGATGGGTTTGTACCGGTCGGCGGCATCCATAAGCAGGGCTACTATTCAGAGTGGGCAGGGTGCGATCAAGGCTATCCAACCCACTGGATGCCGCTCCCTGCTGCGCCAGCAGATAAGGCGCCAACCGACTGGATTGAATGGAAGGGCGGCGAGTGTCCTGTGTCCGAGGACACGGTTGTTGAAATCCATCTGCGCTGCGACGAGCGAAATGAAGGCCCTGCGCGCGGCTTTGAATGGAGCCACGACATAGCGCGTTTCGGCTACGAGGGTGACGACGACATCATCGCCTACCGCGTGGTGCAGTCGTGAAGCCCGACCAGCAACCCGCCTTCTGGAACGAATACACGCCGCCGGCAAGTGCTGTCGCGGAACTGGTCCAGCGGCCCGCGCACACAGTCGACGGCTACGCCTTAGCCGCAGCGTACATACGCGATGCTCGGTGGGCCAATAAAGAGGACACTAAAACTTGACCCCCACCAACCTACAACTCGCCGTCGAGGCTTACCGTACCCACAAATCCAAACAAGCCGCCGCCGACTCCTTGGGCTGGACGCGAAGCAAGATGCGCCGGCATTTGCACCGGGCGGCGGAGCGCGGGCTTATGGGGCCTGCGGAGACGCTGCCGGGGTATGCGATACGGCAGATGACCAGCAAGATGCCGGACGGCACGATTGTGCAGCAGCGCAAGGCGGCTGGCCCGGCTTACGAGCCGCTTGAAGGCATGGCGCTGAAAGGGCGCACGACTTGGACGAACTCGGAAGGCCGCGTTACCAACCAAGTCCACATGGAGCGGGCCGACGCGCAGGCGCAACTTGCCGCCATGCGGGCAGCCGTCGAAGGCTTCAAGGACGAACTGCCGCGCGCCAGTCCGGTTGCCGCGCCTGTCTGGTCCAATGAAGATCTGCTTTGCCAGTACACAATAACGGACGCCCACCTCGGTGCGCTGGCCTGGAACGAAGAAACCGGCGGCGGGGATTATGACCTGTCGATTGGCGAGCGCCTGATTATCGACTGGTTCACGGCGGCCATCGCGGTGTCGCCAAGCGCCAAGCGCGCCGTATTCGCGCAACTTGGGGATTTTCTCCACTACGATTCGTTCAAAACCATTACGCCGGAACACGGTCACTTGCTCGACGGAGATACGCGCTATCCGAAAATGGTTCGAGCAGCGATCCGCATCGTGCGGCGCGTCATTCGGATGCTTTTGGAAAAGCACGAGCGCGTCGACGTCATCATGGCCGATGCTAACCACGATCCGTCCAGCGAGGTTTGGCTGCGCGAGATGCTGGCCGCGTTCTACGACGACGAGCCGCGTGTTGTGGTCGACACAACGCCCGGCACATACACGATGCTGGAGCACGGCGATGTGTCGCTGTTCTATCACCATGGCCATCGGCGTGGCATCGGCAATGTCGACTCAGTCTTTGTCGGCAAGTTCCGCGAGGCATACGGACGGACGCGCCACAGCTACGCGCATATCGGCCACAAGCATCAGGACGAGTTGAAGAACACCAACCTGATGAAGGTTGAGATGCACGAAACGCTGGCCGCGCCGGATGCCTATGCGGCGAACGGCGGCTGGCTGTCTGGCAGGTCGGCCAAGGTCATCTACTATCACCGCAAGTTCGGCTTCGTCGGCAACAACATCATGACACCCGAAATGGTGCTTGGCGCCGCCAAGATGCAGGCCGCGAATGATAACGAACCGCAGAGGAGGGTGGCTTGATGGACGCCGTGACCTGGTGGGTGGGCGCTTCTGTGCTTGCCTCTGTAGGACTTGTCGGCGCTGCTGCGTTGGTTGTTGGCCTGTCGGTCGCGAGCATCGCGGCGGGCACCGTCTATGTTCAGAAGTTCGGCAATCTGACTGTCAACCTGCGCAACATGCGCGCGTGGGTGGCGGCAGGGAAGCCCGAATGGAAGCAGGGCGACGATAAGGTCTTTCGCATGACGCCGACGACAGAGATCAAGAGGCTTCCGGGATGACCACCCTCCGCGTCATCGGCGACGTCCATGGCAAATTCAAACCCTATCGCAACCTAATCCGGGGCGTGCCTTTCAGCATTCAGGTCGGTGACATGGGCGTGGGCTTTATGGGCTTTCGCGGCGGCGAACTGCGCAGCCTAACCAACCCGCCCTATGACGCCATGTCCAAGGGCCGCCACTACTTCATTCGGGGCAACCACGACAACCCGCAGGTGTGCGAACGCCACGACTTTTGGTTGCCCGACGGCTCACAATCGCAGGGCGTTTTCTGCCTTGGCGGTGCCGTTAGCATAGACCGCGCCTATCGGACGGAAGGTCTTGACTGGTGGCCCGACGAGGAATGCAGCTACGCCGAGCTTGAGGCGCACATTGATGCTTATGCCGCCAGCAAGCCGGAGATCGTCATCACCCACGATTGCCCTGAAAGCGTGGCAAATGAAATCCTTGCCGCGTTCAACATTCGCAAGATCGAAGACGGCAGCCGGACCCGCGTCGCGCTGGAAAGAATGCTCGCCATCCATCAACCGCGTCTGTGGCTGTTCGGGCATTGGCATGTGTCCCTGCGCTTTCAGCGCGGGCGCACGACGTTTCAGTGCCTGAATGAGCTGGAGTTCACAGACATAGAAATCTGACCGGCTACCAACCGGATTGCACCACATAGAGGAGATGATGAATGGCATACCTGGAAAGCATCCATAGTCCGCGAACAGCGGACGCGGACTTTATGGCACGCCGCCACGTCGAGGGCGACAATGATAACGCGCCAGCGCAGCCGCCCGTTGCCGCGCAAGCGCAACCGGTGAAGACGGAACGCCTATACCGAAACACAGAGCCGCGAGACGGCTTTGTTGAGGACGGGATTGTTCCAGTTGACGAATGGGGGCCGCCTAGCGCGGGCGGTAAGACTTTCCCAGAACCGCGTCGTGGCTCATGGCTGCAAACCTATTCGGGCCGCCAGTTCTGGCCTATGGACCCGCGCGCGAGCGAAGTCGCCATCGAGGACATCGCGCACAGCCTGTCGATGCAGTGTCGCTACGCTGGTCACTGCCTGCGCTTCTACAGCGTAGCGGAGCATTCCGTCTTGCTGGCGAGGTACTTCCGGCAGCGAGGCGCGCCTGTGGTAACGCAGCTTTGGGCGCTGCTCCACGACGCCAGCGAGGCGTACTTGGTGGATGTGCCGCGCCCTGTGAAGCCGTATCTCGATGGATACAGGCAGGTAGAGGCGTCTGTGATGGCGGCTATTTGTGAGAGGTTCGGCCTTCCGCACCGAATGCCTGCCGAAGTCCACGAGGCAGACGCCGCGATTATCGGCAACGAGCGCGGCAACCTGGCCCCGTGCGTCGCCGAATGGGACGGCGAGTTCTCTGGGCTGACGGGCGTCTATCTCCGCAACTGGCAGCCGCACGTTGCCGAATTGGAGTTCACGGC